ATTTTAAAGATTTTGGAATATCGTATTTATGTAATTATATTAAACAACTTTCAACTAACAATGTGTTTGAAGCGTGTAATATCGTGATACGTGGTATATTAATGTCGAATGTTTTAAAAATGATATTAGATACAAATATGTCAGTTACGATATATAGTGATGCTAAAATATCCACGCTGGAATATGAGGGAGATATTACTTCCAGTATAATTGTTACCAACATCAATTATTTATCAGTAAATGAATATAAAAAATTACATAACCTCGAATTCACTGTAGTAGATTAATATGGAATTAACCGATGATCAGCTTAACGAAAACTATATCAAATTTATTGATACTATCAAGTTGACATGTAGTGATAGATCTGAAGAATTATTGAGGATGTATTCGGATTTAGAATATTCATTGAAATATTCTCCAGCATCATCTTACAAACATTTACATAATGCATTCATTGGTGGGTATATTGATCATGTTCTCAGGGTCCTAGAATTCACTTTTACAGTATATAATACTTGGATTGCAAATGGTTTGGATGTTTCTACATTCACTCCGAGTGAATTGGCATTTTCAGCTTTACATCATGATCTTGGTAAACTCGGATTTGTTGGAGATGAATTGAGTAGATATGTATTAAATCAAAGTGAATGGCATCGGGATAAGTTAGGTAAAGAATATGAAATCAATGAAAAAATACCATTTACATTAATTCAGCATCAATCATTGTTTTTACTTCAATCATATGGCGTTAAACTTACATTTAATGAGTATTTAGCTATTATGACACACGATGGATTATATGATGAAGTTAATAAACCCTATTTATTAGCACATTCAGCTTCAGCTAAAATGCGTAGTAACATATCACTTATATTACATCAGGGTGATTTGATGGCTGCCCAATTTGAGTATGAACGGTGGAAAGCTGAAGAAAAACCTTTGTTATTAAATTACATGGAGAAATAGGATGGTTATATTTTTAGTTATATTGGTTATACTCATAGTTATTTTAGCTGGAATAATTATTTATAATTTATTGTGGCAGATTTCACAATTGGAAAGTGAGGTAAAAAAATCTAACGCTGTTATAGATAGAACCAGTACCTTTTACAATTTTTTACTTAAAATATATGTAAATGCAGCTTTAGAATTGAAGCGAATTGATCGGTTAGGTGCATTCGCATCAGATGATGAAGTTGGATTTATATTCAATACAATAAATGAAACAATTGCACAGATAAATAATCAAATGAAAATATTAGGGGATCCTTCTTTAGTCGACACTACTGAAGAGGGTACTTCTCCTAATACTGTTGAATAAACTGTAGTAAACGTTACTACAAATAGAGAGGGCACCGACATGAGTAAGATTTATTTCCCAGTAACGGTTGAAAATGCTATTATACGATATAATACATCAACTGGATCACTTGACCGTGAGTATATTTACCAAAGTGAAATTCACAAACCACTGAATAAATTAGTGGAAAATGTGATGCATACGTTCAAGTTTTACAACTACGATTCGACATATGCTGATCTGAAGCATGAGACGATAGTTTATTTACACGAGCGATTGTACAATTACAATCCAACAAATGGTAAAGCGTTTTCATATTTTACTATTGTAACCAGAAATTATTTGATCGCACGTTCAAAGGAGACTACATTTTTGTCTACTTCCAAGGATGAATTGGAAGAAGTCGATAATAGACGAAATATAATAAATGAGGTCGTTTTAGATGAACAGCGTGGATTATTGAAAGAGTTTGTATCTGAATGGTCGACATGGGGGATAGAAAATATTAATAAACTATTTCTAAGAGATCGGGACCGTCGCATAGGTGAGGCAGTATTTGTCTTATTTCAAAACTGCCCAGATGTCGAGAATTTCAACAAGAAGTCCCTATATATACTTATACGCGAGCACGCTGGAGTTAAAACCCAGTATATCACACGTATAATCAATCGACTTCGAAAAATGTTCAGATTGATGTTTCCAGAATATAATAAATATGGCACAATTGACTGGGATTATTATTTGAATATGTACATTGAAATCGATCAAATAGAATTAGGAATCAACACCAATGAAAAAGTTACCGAGTAATGCAATATTCACCGACCGAAAAGGTAATGAAATTGCATACGAAGATTTACTGAAAGACATTTATAATCATTCAGAAGATACAAGATCTGATATACAAGCACTTATTAAACAGTTATCATCATTAATCGGTGGACCAGCAGAGGCAGTAGCATTGATGTCACATGTAACCGAGATGCTAAATGCTAGAATTCGAAATGATGATTTATTGGTCAAGGTTGCTGCAATTATTGCACGCGGAAGAAATGCAGCAAAGTCGAGTGATAATGGTGAAACGTATGTGATACCCGAAGAAGAACGCACTCAATTGTTAAATGAAGTGTACGAACTAGCACCACGTCGAAACAGCACGGAGCATAGATGAGCTTTATAGTCGCCGAGGTAATGGAAACTAAGACGGCGTTCAAGCCTAATCAAAAAGATAATTTAGGTAATTCACTGCCAATTGGATCCATTGAGGTTAGGATAGGTGGCCGAGATTCGAATTTAGGGCAGCTTAAAAACGTTTTCGCACGTCCAGCTACATGGAATAGGCGTATACCACTGATCGGCGAACAAGTATATGTTCTAATCGGTCCTACGAATTCAACTTCTACGGATAGTGTGGCGAATATGGGGTATATGTTTTTTTCGCCATTGAATACCACTGATGATTTAACATTACATAATTTTCCAAGTATATTTAAAAGGGACCAATCTGCTCACTTACCATCGCCCGGTAAACGTCTCCATGACAATAAGGAAGTTGGATACACTTTTCCAAAGAAACCTAAGAAAAGTGATAACTTACAACCATTTGAAGGTGATGATTTATTCGAGGGTAGATTGGGTAGCTCAATCAGATTTGGGTCAACTGTCTCGGGTAACATGGGTGTATATGACAAGAAGCCAACATGGAAGGGTTCAAGTAATACAGATCCATTGACAATTTTGAGGGTTCGAAAACCATCTGGAACTGGAAATCAAAATATTGGTAAAATTGGAAATAAATATTCATCATATGCGAAATATACAATTGAGGATCTAGGAGTTGATGATGCTTCAATATATTTGGCGACCACTCAGAAGTTAAGTACTTTTAAGGCGGGCTTCAATAAAAATATGACCGTTAAATCGGTTGGAAATTGGACTGGTAATTCACAGATTATCCTCGATGCTGAACGCGTTATTATCAATGCTAAAGTTGAAAAATTGCTATTAATAGGATCGAAAGAGGTAGTGATTACTGGTAAGCGTATTTTATTACAGGATGATAAATATAAAGTCTATTTAGACGATTTAATGGATTTTTTGAAAAAATGGTTAGGGGAAGATGTCAATTTGTCAATGGGATCGGCGATGTATTCAACTTCATGCGGCCCAACTTCAGTATCAACTAATATGGGTCAATATCAGAAATTGAAAAATGTAGATTTCAACATGTTCAAAAAGCCTTAATTATATACATTATATACCTTTTTACTATTTATAATTGAAAAAAATATACAATAATATGACAGAATCACAATTAAAAACGTTAATTAGTAAGATTGTAAAATCTGAAATATCCAAACTTGAAGAAAGGATTTCGAATAAATTAGCAACAATCATCTCTGAAACGGTATCCACGGCTTATACTACGATGTCGGCTATAAACAAGAGCGTGAATACTTCTAATATAAGAGAAAATACTCAGGTTCAACCCCATCGTCCTAGTCATACAGTGAAGTCGCCATTAGAATCAATATTATCGGAAATTAAACCATTTTCGAGTGCTGAACAATATGGAGAGTCGGTGCCGACATCTGTATTAGAAATGATTGGAGGTGGCCGCGGTGAACAATTTGCTACAATTGATGAACAAATGCCAAGTGTGGTATTAGATATAAATGATAGACCCGTCAGTACTAGTAACCCAAATGTCGATAAAGTGTTAAATGTATTTGCTAAACATGATTTCAGACACACATTAGATGTTATGAATAAGGCTGCAAAACAACATAGAGGTGCATAGTGGCAATTGATATAAAATATTACCCAGAAGACACCAATAAAGATTCAGGAACACTGGGTATTAAATTACCAATGAATGCGATTAACAAGAAGAGTGGTGGCACATTTAGTATGTCACACACTACCGAAGAACAATCAATTAGTAATTTTATCAATTTATTATTGACTAAATCTGGTGAACGTTACATGCAACCAGAATTTGGAATTGGGTTACAATATCGAATTTTTGAAAATAATACATCTGATTTGCACACTTTAATATCCCGGGACATCCACCAACAGACTAAATATTGGCTACCATATATTTTTATCCGTGATATAGATATAAGTGATGGTTCAGATTTAACCATATTGGGTTCAGATAGTGAAAACGCTATTCATATAAAGATTGCATTTAAAGTGACAGAACAAGGTGCAAATAGAGCAATTACAATTTTTAGACGGGCTGGTGCAATAGATGTGTCGGTAAATTAATGTGAGATAGAAAACATGACATCATTCAATAGGCGAGTTAATTTTGTTAATAAAGATTTTGCAGAACAGCGCGAAGCCCTTATAAACTATACGAAAACGTATTTTCCAGACACGTTTGGTGATATGAATGAAGCATCGCCTATGATGGGTATGTTGGAAATGGCTGCCGTTGTTGGTGATATGACAGCGTTTGCATGTGATGTGACATTACAAGAGAGTATGTTATTTACAGTTGATGAACGAATAAATTTGTATAATCTCGCACAATCCCATGGTTATAAGCCATCAACTACAACTCCAGCTTCAGTGGATTTAGATATATTTCAATTGGTGCCATCCATTGGAGAAGGAAATGAAACCAAACCAGATTACAGATATGCCTTGATAGTGGAATCGAATCTACAAGCAACTGCTGAAAATGATTCACAATTCAGAACCTTAGATGCGGTAGATTTCAGATTTAGTTCATCATTTGATCCGACTGAAGTTTCAGTGTATTCGGTAACAGATGATGGTGCGATCGAATATTATTTGTTAAAGAAGAGGGTTAAAGCATCTTCAGGTAAATTAATGACCGCACAGTTTACTTTTACAAATGCTAAGAAATATGATAAGATTGTTCTACCAACTGAAAATGTGGTGGAAATCATTGATATAATTGATTCAGATAATAATAGGTGGTATGAAGTTCCATATATGGCCCAAGACACGGTGGCCATACCAATCAGAAATACACCCTATAACAATCCAGTATACTCAAAGTATAGGGCATCAGTTCCATATATTTTATGCTATAAACAAACTGAGCATAGATTTGTCACTAGAATCCGAAAGGATAATAAAATGGAGATTCAGTTTGGAGCCGGGATGTCTTCGGAAGCAGATGAAGAGATTGTGCCAAATCCATACAACGTGGCAATCGGATTGGATTATTACCGGAGAGTAACTGATGTATCCATAGATCCAATGAACTTCTTATATACTAAAGCATATGGTTCGGCACCATCTAGTACTACATTGACTATCAGGTATGCAGTCGGCGGTGGATTAGTTGATAATGTGAATGCTGATACTATTACAGAGATATCTAATTCTACAATAATCAATCCTATCGATGTGGTTGATCAGAATGTATTGACTACAATTCGAAATAGTTTATTGATAACTAATCCAAAGGCTGCATATGGGGCTATGAACAAAAAGCCACTAGATGTTATTAGAGAAGAAGCAATTGGTAATTTTGCTGCCCAGAATCGGGCGGTGACGAAGGAAGATTATATCATTAGATGTTTTACGATGCCTGCTAAATATGGTGGAATTGTAAAAGCATATATTGAGAATGATACTCAAATGACGCAATGGAATGAAACAAATCGTATACCAAATCCATATACAATGAATTTATATGCACTTGGGTATGATAATAATCGTAATTTTGTAGTGCTAAATGAAGTTATTAAACAGAATTTACGAAATTATATGAGTCAGTATCGATTGATGACCGATGCTTTGAACATTAAGGACCCATATATAATCAATATTGGTGTGGAAGTTGAGATATTGACTAGACCATCTGAGAATTCAAATGAAGTTATACTTCGAGTGATAAATAGATTGATTGAATTATTGGATAATGATAAAATGGAAATATGTCAGCCAATTATTATTAGTAAAATTAGTACTGAATTGGATAAGATCGAAGGAGTTCAAACGGTATCATCAATTAAATTTAATAATTTATTCGATACTAATTTGGGATATTCTGGAAATGTATATCCAATTGAAACTGCGATACGAAATGGAATAATGTATCCAAGTGTGACACCGAGTATTTGGGAATTGAAATATCCACATAGAGATATTAAAGTTAGGATTACCGATATATGAGATTAAGTGAGTTTATTTCAGCTACTATACGCGAGTATTTGAATGAGAGTGAAAATACTAAAACATTTATTGCGTATCATGGCGGTGATAAATTAGATGATTTCGATTATAACCAAATTGGTTCGGCTAAACATGGTACTATCTATGGTGATGGTTTCTATTTTACAACAGATTATAACATGGCATTGGATTTCTCATTCAAAACAGGTAAAGTATATGGATATATTTATAAATGTTTGATCTCGCCTAAAAACCCGTTGATAACAACTGAAAGGGAAATTGAAAAATTAGAATTTGACTACTTAGAAAATAATGATGATATCGATTTATTTTGGAATGATATTAAAAAGAAATATGATTGTATAATTATTCAAAATAGAAAATTTGGTGGTAATATGAAATTTCCTAATAAATATGAGAATTTTACAGAAATTGTTGCATATGATAAAAATATAATTTCAATTATTGAAAAAACGAGAACATAGATGAAGCGCCTGAAAGATGAATTATTTGTCAGTTTATATGCTTACATTTGACG